CGCCATATCTTTAAGCTTAGCTAATCCATCGGCACCGAAATGAGCGTATTTCTCGCCATTTGCTGCGATATCTTGAGTGATTTTGTTAAGCTCTTGATACTGGCTAATCTGACCAAATACAGAAATATCTTGAGCATTCGCTCGAATTTCTGAAAGTCTGCGCTCCATTTCGCTAAGTTGGTCAGTGAACTGTTTCACATAATCAACCTTAGAACCACCAGAAGATTTGCTAGCTTTTGATTTTCTTGATGAACCGCCTTTAGCACCTTTGCTAATAGCTTGAGAACCCAACAAGGCAAAGTTACTATCAACTACCGCAGAAAAATCAGCAGAATCTTTTTCAAATCCGCTATTTAATGCGTTATCTTCCGCTTGAAGTCTGCGTTTCTTGATTGGGTCGGTTTCTTTATTAATTGCAATTTGGCGATTGTTTCGCTCTATTAATTTGGTCGCCTTATCACTTAAAGCGTTTTGAACGCTAAAGCCGAGAGCATTAAACTGGCTCGCTACTAAGATAGCCATTGCCCCCATTCGCTCAACTGCACTTGTAATGGATGCCGCACCACTTTCCGCACTTGGGAAAATGCGGGTTAAATCATCAAGCGAAAATCCTATTGAATCAATGCTGACTTTGGAGGTGTCTAGCGTTGGAAGTAAGCTTCTTAATTTATCGTGGAATTCAGCAACCGGAACTTGACCGATGATTGTTTTCAAATCATCTTCTGACTTGGTTAGTTTTTCGTTTGCTTTAGCTAATTCAGCTTTTTTAATCGCCAAATCTTGCGTTGCTTTTGCTAACGCCTCTAGATATGCCGAATCTTCCGCTTTTCCGCTTTGCTGTGCGATTTGTTTGCCTTGCTCGATTATTCTGTTGAGCTTTTCATACTCTTCTTCTAATCGCTTAATTTCGTCCTTTTGAGCGGAAATCGATTGCTCTAATTTGGCTTTCATTCCGTCAAGGACCGCGGCAGAAGTGTTTGCTAATTTGCCAGCAGTTACATCTAACGAATCAGCAAAGGATAACAGCTCTTGTCTAGCTGCCTCTGTTTTCTGTTGGTAGTCTAGGAATACGCCAACACCAGCCGATAAGCCGAGAGTTAATAAACCAAGTGGTCCACCAACAAAACCTAATGCGCCGCCTAAGCCTTTACCTGTTGCGGTTAATGCTTGTTGTGCAGCAGTGAGATTTCTCGTTGCAGCAGCTTGGGCTGACATAGCGGCAGAGGCTTGAATACTTGCTGCAATCCAAGTGCGGATTTTACCAACACTCCAAATCACACCTGCACCTGCTGCAAGGCTCGCCACAATGGTTAAGTGATTGGCGATTTCATTGATAGCCTTAGCAAATGCCTCGCTAGCTCCAGTGGATTTATCTAATTCGCCAATCCATTTAATGGTTGAGGTGTTTAGATTTTCAAAGGCTGCGGAAATAGTAAGGATTCGAGTGTTAAACTGGTCGTCAACGGATTCTTTGGCTCGTTCTAACGCTGGAACAAGAACGTCCATTGTTAGTTTACCCTCTTTCGCCATATTGCGAAGTTCGCCAGTTGTAACACCTAAACCAGTCGCAATCGCTTTCGCTAATGCGGGGGTTTGCTCCATTACAGAGTTAAATTCATCACCACGAAGAATTCCACTCCCTAATGCTTGCCCGAACTGTGTCAATGCCGCATCTGCTGCACCTGCACTTGCACCAGATACCGCAACGGCTTTAGATACCGTTTCAGTTAAACTAGCAATCTGTGCCTGACTAATCTTCAACGTTTCGGCATTTTGAGCAAATCGCTGATAAACTCCCGAAGTCGCATTAATGCTTTGGTTAGTTTTTAAGGCAATATCAAAAACGTTATTTAAGCCTTTCGAGCTACTGATTGATGCACTCTCGACCAATCGAAGTTTATTTTGAATTTCTGTGTATCCATCGGCAAAACCTTTTAATTGATTTACACCAAAGCCAGCTATACCAGCTTTGAAAAGGTTCGCAGATACACGATTGAGCGAATTCATCGACCGCTCAATATTGCTTAATTGTTTTGTTGTGGTGTCAGTAAAGCGTTTAACTCTGCCTTGTGCGTTATTGATACCACTTTGGAATTTAACCTGATCTAACTCAAGTTGAATATTTAAGTGTCCTAATGAGCCTGCCATTTTTACTCCGTTATCTATTTGCTAAGTAATCGGCTGAACCGTCATCAAACTCTTCTTCTTTCTTCTCCTTGTAAAAAGGCATAAAGTCTGAAAGCTCTGGCGGTTTTCCTTTCGGATCACAATTAACCATTGCCAAAACGTGCGAGATTTGAGCCGAGCGATAGTCATCACGCCATAAGCCAAACGGTTGTTCTTCGTAAAACAGTCGATACTCTTGTAAATGGCTTTCTGGCATCTGCTCAATTTCTTCTAGCGTCTTTCCGAGAGAAAGCGACAGGTTTATTTGGAACTTTCTCCGGCTGGTGAGTTTTTTGGTTCACCGTCCATAATGGCTTGATTAAGCTGTTCAATAACCGCTTTATCTAACTGAGCTAACTGCTCTAAATCGCTTTCATCTTCGGCATTGAATAGGTTTACACCGTTTTCATCACATAAACGCATTGCGATTGTGCGAGTTAATTTGTGCTTGTCGTAAACTTTGGCTAATTGCTCAGTTAGGGTATCTTCATCGCTAAAATCAAGTGTAATGCCTTGACTTTCAGCAATGCGAACTAATTCTTGTTGTTGTCCGTATAAGGCTTTGTTCATTTCGCCAACGGTAAACTCACGGATGTAATAGGTATCACCTAAAATCTCCACTGGTTTAACTGCTGGTTTGCGTGATAAAAGTTTATCTCTTAAATTCATTCGTTCCGCCTCAAAAAAAGAAAACCGAGAGGATTAACTCTCGGTCTTGTCATTTACGCTGTTGTAGGTAAAAAATAATCACGTTTCGCTTTTTTGATGGTTACGCCGGATTCAAATTTACCTTTCACTTCACCACTGAAGTTAGGTGAGGTTTGAATAAAGCCTGTGCCATATAAAGCACCTTGATTATTTTTCAGAACCATTAACCAAGGGAACGTTTCTTTGTCGTAGAATTTTTTACGCAAATCCTTTTGCATGTCTGTTGCTGGCGCGTAATAGAAAGAGAGCTTAATTGAACCGTATTCAATTTCGCCTGCTTCTGTTTCTGTACCCTCTGAACACATTGTGGTGATGTCTGTTTCACCTAATGTATCACCGTCACCATCAATCTGTTTAATCGCACAGAAATTGCTTGATAATTGGATTTTTGAAACTTTAGCTTTAGTAAAGTCTGTCGGTTTATCGAAACCTTTCCAAACCACTTCATCAGCCAAAGTAACAGTGTCAGTAGAAACAGATTTAACAGGATAGCAGCCATCTAAAGCACCTAAGCCTGTAATTCGGATAAAATCACCAGCTTTTAATCCATTGCTTGCTGCGGTAATTGTGGCGTTTGGCGTAACAGTACAGTTTGAAATAGCTTTTTCCGTATCGTAGCCAACGCCTAAGTAGAACTTAGTCCCTTGAAAAGGGGTTGTTTGTGTTGCCATTGTTATTCTCCATAAGCAATTGTTCTGCGGTGCAGTTTTGTATCAGGCTCATAGTCTGATAAGTCATTGCTACGCTCCGCATAGTCAAATTTTTGCTCTAACGCACTAAAAATAGGTTTTCTTAACGCCATCACGTCATCGGGATTTGGGCTATAAATGTCAATTTGCACCATAAAATCATCTAAATCGCCATCTACTAAAGCAGAATTTGGCGAAATATTGATGAATTGATAGACGATGACGGGGAATTTCTTGTTAGTGTCAGGAATGAACCCGTAAAAACACCGATTTTCAACAAGTGGCGATAAAGCCTTAAAAATATCTTGCTGTATCATTTCCCTGCCTCGCTCTCAATTCCATCTTTTAACGTTTTGATGATTTCTGTCGCAGCTTTTTCTTTTGACTGCTCAAACGCTGGTCTTAGGAATGGCTTAGCTGGCATTTTTGAAGTGCCAAACTCAACAAAACGCCAGTAAAACGGATCTTTTGGGTTATAAGCTCCGCTACTTGCATTTTTCGCCTTAAAAGCCCCTCGTTGCTTGGCCGTAAGACCTTTAACTCTAATCACAGTGCCGATTTTGCCGTTTTTTAAGACTTTCGTGCTGCTCTTAATCGCTTTTTTGAGCGTGCCAGCTCGTCTATGTGGCGTACTTTGGGAAAGAACAGGTGCATTTTGTCTTGCTTGCTCTCGCACAATCTTTCCGCCCTCTCTCATCGCTTTAACTGCAATCTTGTTAGAGACCTTACGACCAAGCTCACTCAAAGCTTTGTGTATTTGAGATAATCCCTCAACCTTGACATTACCCATCAACTGCCTCTTTACACATTAATTGTAGAGAAACGTTGCGTTCTTGGGTGTTAAGCACAGCAACAACTTCCAAAAAACGTTTACCGAACTTAACCCTCATTGACGGCTTAATGCCGTCTAGATGACGGAGCCATATCTGTGTAGTGATTTCTGACTGCACTTGTTGAGCTGAAAAGTATTCTCGGCCAGATAAAGGCTTTACTTCTGCCCAAACAGTCGCAATAGATTTCCACTTCGTCTGGGTTGCTCCATAGTCATTAATCTCATTGACTTGTCGCATTAATGTAATTCGATGTCGCAATCTTCCGATTTCCATCTACACCCCCATAATTCGATATGGCTGAATTAGTCGCCAAGTACCCTCTTCAATCTCTTTTGAAACTACGCCAAGCACCACACTTTCACGATGTTCATACCAGTGAGCAATCGTCATTAGCATTGCTTGTTTAATTGCGGAATTGATGACTAAGCCATTTACAACATCATCAGGCACTTCGCTAGCAAATAACTTGCGATCTAACTGATTTTCGATGTGTTGCTGTGCTGCGCTCTCATATAATTCAAGCAATTCGTCCTCATCATCGCTATCAATGCGGCAATGCTGTTTGATTAAGTCTAGTGTAATTAACATATAAGCCCCAAAAGAAAGCCCCAATTAAGGGGCTAGGATTGATTATTTAGCGAGTAATTTGCCTTTAACAAAGGCTTCTGGACGGTAGATAGCTAACGCCAAACGCTCTTCGCAGAGGATTGTGACTAAGTTTTTCACAAAGTCATCTTCGTTTTCGGTTGATACCGCTACGCCTAATTGTTGACGATCGAAGATTTGAGCGCCCATATCAAATGCACCAGTTAAGAAGTCGCCAGCGGTAATTGCTTGAGTTTGAACTACTGGAATACCCCATAATGTCGGCTGTGCTAAGCTTTGCGGATTGCCGATGATATGACGACCTTGACCGTCTTTTTCTAACTCAATTTTCGCCCAGTCGATAGGGTTTAACACAAATCCGTTTGCTGGATAGTCAGATAACGCTACTTGTAATTGAGCTAAACGTAATTGGTCGATGATTGTGTAGTTTTTCAATGTTGCTTTGTCAGCGAACGCTTGAGCCACTTGACTTAAGCCTTGTAAACCGCCAGCAGAACCATCACCATTTAATAATTGTTTATCTTCGACTAATTTTAAGCCGTAAGCTAAGCGACCGTTAATATAGCTTTCTAACATAGCTGCATCATCTAAGATTTGACGAGATGCTTTAACGTAGTGAGCTAATGTTTTAACGCCAACAGTTACTTCTTCAAGTTGTAAATCGGATTGAGCCTTTTTCGCACCCTCTGATGCTTGAGCCGCAGCGTTGTTTGTGAATAATTTTTCACGAACATAAGTGATTGCGTTGCTGTCGGTAGTACCTTGCATTAACAAATCACGCACAGTTAATGGGCGTTGTGGCGGTGTTACAATGCCAGTTAAACGCATTGGAGCAACCGCTGCACCTGCCGAGCCTGCTGCATCAGTGGTTAAGCTGGTAATAGTTGCTTTTAAGCTTAATTTTGCTGATTTACCAGAGCGCGGGTCTGATGCAAATGATTTGTAGCTCTCTGTATCGACCAAGCGTTGAGCGATTGATTTCTCTTGCTCTACACCGTAGCCACGGCGAGTTGCTTTTTGCTCTAACTCATCTAAGCGGCTTTTCGCACTGTTCATAGCGGTTAAGGCTTCATCTACACGACCTTTTAAGTCGTCTAAGCATTTTTCATTACCTGCCATTTTAGCTTTTAATTCTTCACCTAAGCCTTTTACCTGCTCTGTAGCATTTTTAAACTCGGTGGCGAGTGCTTCGTAATTTTCTTGAGACATATTTATTCCTTATTAATGGATTTTAGAATGTTGATTGCGTTGCCAATTTGGCTTTCAGGCTCACCCTGAATAAGTTTTCTCAAGCCATAACTGGCAATGGTTGTGGCTTGTTGTTTGGAAAACCCTAAATCTCTCAAGGCTTTCTCAAATTCTGGTAATGTTGGTAAACTGCCTTTAGCTAAAGCAGATTTAACCACCTCTACACGGCTTTCTTCGTTTGCTGGGAATGTAACGATTGAGATTTCTTTCAAATCAATCTCTAAAAGCTCTAAAACATCGTCTTTTTCGTTATACATCCACTTATTGAGCTTGTACCCAATAGATAGCCCGTCAATCGCTCCAGCCATCATTAATGCGTGGATTTCTTTCGCTCGTGCCACATCATTAATTAATAATCGACCCTCTCCATATAAACCACGCTCATCTTCTTTAAGCATAGTCCATACGCCAATCGGTTGATTGCGGTCGTGATTCCATAACACAGGCGGCATTTTGCTTTGAGCGTTCCAGCCTTTGATGCTTTCGATGAAAGCACCTTTTTTCACTACTTCGTAATAGCTATCTGCAACATCGAATACGTTGCAATAGCCAGAAAAAAAGCCGTCCTCTCGAACAGCTTCTGCTTTGAATAATAAATCTTTAGTCTTTGTCTTTGTCATCTGCTCCCACCTTGTCGATAGAGGTTAGATTTAGCTGCACTGTTAATTGGTCTGCACCATCAATAGCTGGTAGATTTTCCAATGCTCGCACTTCATTTCTTGTCATTACGCCATTTTGTAGCAAAGCGGTATAGAAACTTGCTCGCCCTGCGCTGTCTGCTCTTAATAAGCCTTCAACGCTGAAAATAGGGTAATATTTCTCACGCTCTTCTGGCGTTAATAGCTTTCTAGCTATCGTCTGCTCAATGCGTTTTAGCGTTGGTCCAAGTGAATAAGTGAGGAAATTTTGGTTAATTTGTTCCGCACTAGATGCCCAAGAAGAAGATTTGTCCGTGCTATGGATTAATTGAGGCGGAACGCCAAACGCTCGGCAGATTTCTTCAATCCCGAAATATCGACTTTCAAGTAGTTGAGCATCTTGCGGATTAATCCAAGCTCCCGACATATTGGCAGGCTCCATTCCAGCCTCAAGAACCATCCATTTTCCTGCGTTTTCAGGTTGTCCATATTCATTCAAAGCCTTGCGAACCAAATCACGTTGCTCAGCATTTAACACTCGGTCGCCAGTTTTTAAGAATCCACCGGCTTTCAAGTTGTTTTTAAATGCTTTCCCTGCGGCATTGTTAGCAGCAATCTGTAAGCCCATCACTTGAGCTAGATAGCTGATAGGAGATAATCCGACCAATCCATCGAGCGAAAAACCAGTGAAATGCAATATTTCAGATTCGCCATATTCACCCTCGTCCACGTTGTTTTTGGTGTAAATATAAACAATCTCACCACTATCCTTGCGCTTAACCGTCATATATTGAGGGTCAAGAATATCAAGCGATACAATTCGACCATTTAATCGGTTAATACGGCTGTATGCGTTGCCCCATAAATCAATATTAGCAACGATAGCTTCCCAAAACTCACTAGCACACATATCTGCATTTGGTGCATCGTGAATGAGTTTGTATAATGGATGACTTCTTGCTATTTTTCGGTCGAAATCTTTAAGGTGTAATGGTAATGATGCCGCCGTTTGACTTCTTAATCTCACGCAAGCCCATACCGCACTTAATTTAAGAGCCTTTTCAGCAGTAATATTTTCACCAGCGCCGCTTGATTGACTAACAAACGGATCTACTGACGAACCTTTATCTAATCGTTTTCCGCCGCTGAATAATCGGTCATAAAACCGACCCCACCAGCCTTTATCATTTTCACCGTTCATCCGATAATAATATCCTGTAAAAAGTCGTCTATATCTTGAGGCGTTTCGCTCATTTCGGAAATACCCCTAGCCATTGCCAAAGCAACCATTCCATCAATACGCCCCGTTGCTTTATGCTTTTCAAATTTTCGATTGCCTGCTGGGTCTTTTGTGATGACCGCATTTGCCGCACACATCGTCAAAACAGGGTTCATACCGTGCTTTAAGTTACCATTTAGCAAATCACTCTCGAGAGTGTCGATAGCTGGTGACATATCCTTAAAACCCTGCCCAAAAGGCACTAAAGGAAGATTAATTCCCTGCGCTTCCATTTCTTTTTTAAAGATATCTATTCGCCAACGGTCAAAGGCGATTGCGGCAATATCAAAATCAGCAAGTATCTCTGCTATATCTCGCACAACATAAGCGTAATCAACTGTCGCACCTGGTGTCGTGCGAATAAATCCTTGTTTCGCCCATACATCGTATGGTGAGCGGTCTCGTTTTGACCTATCTTCCAGCCCTATTTCAGGTGTCCAGAAGTAAGGGTAAACATTGACTTTGCCGTCATGGTCTTTGGTTGTTAGAACCAAAGAGGTTAAGTCAGTGCGAGCGGATAAGTCTAAACCGCCATAAGCAGTTAATCCGCTAGGGCTTGATTGCTCCGCTCCACTTTCTTTCCAAGCGTCAATACTGACAAATGTCGATACGGTGCTTACACGTTGATTTAAGTTTAAATTTCGGAATGTATTCTCAAAGCTCGGCATACGATTAGCTTTATCAGCGAGTTTTCGTATATCATCTTCACTACGGAATACGCCTAACGCTGGATTTGCTTGTTTCCACGCTTTCGGGTCAGTGATTTTTAAATCCTTATCCGCACTGTAAACATGGCAAACTGTGTGAGGGTCATTACTTGTCTTAGCATCATCAATCCAGATTGACAGCAAATCACCATCATTTGCTGCTTGAGTACTGATTGACAGTAACAACGGATTTTTATGCGCACCTTGTGCTGTAGTAATGGCATCAACGAAAGCAGATTGTGGACCTTGAATTTGCCCTATTTCATCAAGGATAGCCAATACAGGGGATAAACCTTGCGCTGTTCGACCGTCAGCCGCTAAAGCTCGATACTCAACATTCATCGGTAAACCAATTAAACGCTTGCCACTAGGCTTAATCGAGATGATATTGCTTAGCTTAGGATTGAGTTGAATCATCTTTACAGCCAAGTTAAACACCAAAGAGGCTTGCTCTCGGCTTAACGCACCACTTACGATTTGGCTATTCTGAATCGCCACTGGCCCAACTAAATGAGCCAGCAGTAAACAAGCAATTAATGCCGTTTTACCGTTCTTACGGCCAATAGACAAAATACCATGGCTTGTTCCATTGGGGTTGTCGTAAACATCACGGATATAATCCAACTGAAACTCTTCTAATTTAATCGGCTGACCAACCAACGCACCCTCTGGCACAAAGCAGTACCGCTCAATAAATGCAATTACTTTATCAGCCTTAGTCATTAGTTAATTACCCTTGTAGCAATTAAGCCATCGTCATCATCAATAGCATTTCGAGCATCTTGGTAAAGTTGATTAGTTTTCACTTGGTCTCTACTTTCGCCATTAGTTGCTCGGCTATGAATTTGTAAACTACGGCACATTTGGATTTCACGTTTATACAAATCTTCGATAACGTAATGCAATGGATGTTGTTTTATTACACCGTTATCGGTTTTAATCCATCGTCTAGCTGTTGTAGCTAGTTCATGTTCGTAATCATCAAGCTCTACGTATAATTTAGCCAACTTAACAGCTCGTTCTTTGTCGATTGGTGTCCAGCTATCTGCCGCTCGGCTTGTGATGATACTTTCCCAATATCTCATTTGCGCTTTAGTTAGTTTTTCAGGCGGAGATATTGTCTGTTGTGCTGCTTTTGTGGCTAATACCTTTGCCGTAGTGCTATCACTTCGGATTTTGCGACTACTCATAGGGTTTACCTCTTGATTAATAGTAAATTTACTAGAAAAACTGTATTAGCGATAAAATAGAGTTCGGAGGGCGGTTTTTTGGAGTTTCGCTCCGAACTTTTTACCCGCCCCTCCCCCTATTGAAAGGATGCTCTTCATCAATCGGAAGTCCGTTTATATCGCATCCAATTTGATTTATTTTTCTAATTTCAGCTTTCTGTTTGGAACTGTCGTGATGTAACTTACATAATGATTGAAGATTGTCATCATCAAAGAATAAATCTAAGTTCCCTTTGTGTGGTGTTATATGGTCCACTACTGTGGCAGGTGTTAGCTTTCCCTCTTTCTGACAAAATACACAAAGAGGTTCTTTTGCTAAGTGGTCTAACCTTAATTCTTTCCAAGCCTTTCTGTTATACAGATAATGCCAGCTCTCTCTTCCCATATAATCACCAATAAAAAAGGCGAGCTATCAACTCACCTTTATTTGTCTTGCTATGATGTAAGCCTTACAATCACAATTCATTCAACCACAGTTATCGCCGCCAATCATTCAATCACCTCAATGACATCTCTTTCATCATCGGCATAGAATGTGCCGTTGGCATTATGCCAGTGAGAGAATGGCGGTTCTTCTGTTTCGGTCTTTTCAACCAATAACCATTTACCGAATTGTGTTTCATAAACTACATCGCATAGTGTTCCATTACGAAGTTTTACAATGTTTCCAATTTCCATTATTTACCTGCCTTGCTATTCTCTATCCACTTGTTAATGTTCGTGATTTGACTGGCACACATATCACGTTCGCCTTGCACTGTGATTAAATGTTCTACCGCCTCGCCGTATGTGCTGCCAGTGAATGGAGTTTTAACACAAGGCGTTAGAAATGCCTGAGGCGGATAGATATACTCCGTCTTAGTTGTTACCTTATTAGTGCAACCGCTCAATAGCATCGTCATAGATGCGAGTGTTATAACAAGGTTGGCTCTTAATGATTTTTCGAACCACTTGGATTTTGTCTTGGCTTGCTTGTTTGATTTCATCATGGATTACTCTCTGTTGTTCTACCGCTTGGCGTTCTACTTCAATCGTATCTTTTAGCGATTGATTAACCTTTTCTTGTTCTGCGATAAGGCTAGCCTGTGTTTGGTTTTCGGCCTTTAAGTCATTTATTGTTCCGTGTTGAAACCAAATCCAACCGCACAGGCTAACTGTTACCGCTAGAAAAATCAGTATCAGCTTATTAACCATTCTAGCCACCATTAAGAAATCATTAGCTCACGGAATAATCGGCAACGACCATCAATTCCATTAGTTCCACCGTTAATTCTTAGCGTTACTTTTTGAACAGAATCAATCATGGCTAGGTCATTAAATATCCAGTACCACACAGCAGTCATCACAGCTAAATCTAGATTGCTTGAGACTTCTTTAGGATTAATTGTATCGCCTAGCCATTGAGCGAACTTAATGTAGTTACTCTTACCAGTGATTTGAATCAAGCCACGACCACGATAATTCCAACCGTCCATTGTTTCTTCTGGGCCATTGCCCATTCGATTGGCATACACTCGGCTTGCAATCTTTTCTGGTTTGCGTTCGTACTGACGAGCAATATTAGGATTAGGGAAATACTTACGAAAAACTTTCATCAAGCCATCAGCTGAGTAATTTAAGTTTTCGCTCAATACAGTAAAGCCGCCTGTTTCATGTCCACATTGAGCAAGAAACATCGCTTGTTGTTGTTTATTGAAACAACCAGCCAACTCAATGTGTTTATCAATCGCTTGATACATTCCATCGATTGCTCTCGGGAATACTTTTTTAAATACCGCTTCGGAGATTAACATTATTGACGTCCTCTACCTTTGCCATTGTTTCGACCTTTAGTGTTGCTGTCGTCCTTTTCTTTCTCAAAGCCTAACGATTGATATTCACTGTGAGCATCTTGCTCGATTTCGTGTTCGTAATCTTTCACTAGGTTTTTAATCTGTATAATTCGGCTGTTACAGATTTTTAATTGGTCAGTGACCTTTACAGCGTAAACAGCAACATCAGAAGATTTTTCACCATTTAATGTTGGCTTAGGACAAGTCACTAAAAGATTGTCTGGAATGGTTACTCGAATGATTTTAATCTTTTCAACTGGCTTACTCTGATTTAAGCAGCCTGTCGATAACAGCACGACTAACACCATCGCTACGAACACATTTACTTGAAAGAACAATCTTACTAATCCCATCCAGCTTATCTTCATTTCGCTTACGCTCCTTTGCTTGTTCTCTAAGCAAGAATTCAATTCTGTCATTTCTGTCGCTTACCATATCCCGAAGAGCATCAATCCGTTTTGTTCGCTCATCTGCTAACTGTACTGTCTGGTCGTACTTATCCTGTAACAGCTCCAAACTCTTATTCTGTGTGAAGATTTGAATTGATAACCCGATACAGCCTGCGAATAAGAAACAGGCGAATACTCTATCGAGTGCAATTCCTAATCTTGCGGCTCTTTCTCTACCCATTTCGCTTACTCCTTGGCTTTACATCATCGTCCTGCTCTTCTGTTTCATCGATTAAAATATCTTCCTCGTTATCATTAAGCGTTACTTCTTCATCGTAACGAAGTGAGCGTTTTTTACTTGTTTCTCTCTCAATGTCTTTCATTGAGTAATTGGGATTTAAGTCATCAACTGAACCGCCAATTTGACGGAAGAAAACCCTTAGCAAACCCCATAAAGCAGGTACGCCAAAATACCCAAACGCTCCAGCGATTGAGATAATCATTAAAGTGTCGATACTTTGAGACATTAGAAAAAACGCTACAACCATTCCACTGAAAGCCCCAACTAAGAAACTTGAGACTACGGAAGATATTTTTACAGGTGAGCCTGCTGATTGTGTTGCGGTGATATACTTGACCACACCGCCTAAACCTGAAAATGCGAGAGAAATAACCGTTGCTATGATGTCAATGCCATTGTTAGGCGATCCGTTGTCTTGCATTGGTTACTCATTGAATTTTGTGCAATAAAAAACCCCGACCGTTTCCGATCAGGGTTGTTTCTAAAACTTATTTTGCGTTCGCTATGCGCTAAAACCGCAACTTATACTTTATACTACAATTTTACTTGCAAGCTGTCAACACTTTTATTAATTATTTTTTAAAATATTTTTAATTCCGTCATCTAGCGCTCTTTGTAGCTCATTTCTTGTCTTGTTGCCATCAAGTGGCTCTTTTCTAACTTGACCTAATGCCATTTGAGTTTCTGCGTATGCCTCTGCCCAAGCCTTAGTGCCATTTTTGTATTTAGCAACTGAATATCTTGCTTTAGCTTGTGGAGTTGTTGAGTATGAATTCCCAATAGCCATTTGAGTTAATATAGCTGTTCCGCCTGTCATTTGCTTTGAACAGATTACAAAATTCTTTTGTTGTTCTTCTATCGAGAAACCTTTACCGTTGCAGTATTGAACTATTGCATCAATCACCTGTTCTTGCGTGTAATTTGGATATTCTGCCTCCGCTTTACCTGATTGTGTTTCCTTGATTAGTGCCTCGTTAGCGCAACCAGTAATAACCGTAGCGATTGAGCAGATTAATAATAATTTTTTCATTTTTTTTGGCTCCTGTTTATTATTTTAATAAAGGTCTAACTTTACTATAAATTAACTTTAAATATTGTGATGTGTGTCTCAAAATAAAAATCCGAACAAATCATTTTTGACTTATTCGGATCTTGTATCAGTCTAAGAACATAAATTTAATTTGAGCTGCAACGAAAGCACCTTTTAAAAATCTCACACCTTGCGCACGCTCTCGGTACATTTTGGCTGGTGAGATATTAAGGGCATTACAAATCTCTCTTTCGCTCGCTCCTTGAACGTATAGAGCCATCAGTATTTGATACTGTAATAAATCATCATCGTGGAGATTCATTATTTGCTTTTCAATCTTTAAACACTCATCGTCTGTTAAGAACTTGATATAAGCCTTTCTTGCTGTCGGAATCACGGGGATTGAAATTGTCGTGCTTGGGTATTCTGTACCAATTCTGTCACGCCCCCAACAGTTACCCCATTTTTCTAAAATTCGCTCAACGCTATAACTCATTCTCAAGCTCCTTAACTTTTGCCTTGTAGATTTTAATTTGCTCTTTGATTTCATCGATTGTTAGTTTTAATGGCGGATGGTCTTGTCGCTCTAAAAACTCTACCCGTTCAATACCAATCTTTTTAACCAAGTTTATTCTATACTCTATGGCGTTTCCGCTCTTCCAGTCGTTACAAGGGGCGCATTGTTTATGTATATTGTCCTCGTTAAATCTTAACTCTGGGCAAGCTCCACGACTTCGATAATGCCCTGCGTGCCACTGTCCTTTGTGATATTTTCCGCAAGATATACAAGGCTCGTCTTTATCTCTCAAGCGGATGAACTTATTTACCCAGCTTTGTAAATCATCTAACCACTCGGAGCGGCTTTTGATTTTTTGTTTAAGTGCGGTCATTCTTTTCTTGGTCTCTAACCGCTCTTGCTTATCTTGTTTCTCTCGTTTCTTTCTTGCCTGCTCTTTTGATAAAACTATCGCACATTTAGGCGAGCAGACTTTCTGCATTGAGCTTATAGTTTTGACAAAGTAACAACCGCATACCTTGCATTTGGTTTCCTTAGGTTTATTCATAACTACCACCATTTACCGGTTATTAAGATTGTCCCGATAACAACACAGGCATAGGCTATAATTAAAATCTTCAATTCTTTCTCATTCATCGTCAGCACCCTCAATAAAGCAAACAATCACAAACACCACCACAAAGAGAACTACCGCTAGAGCTATTTCTTCTCTCATCTAGTGCCTCCAGCTATCACTAAGAATTACATCGTTTTCTACTGCCCACGATTGAACATACTCTATAAGGCTTGCTAATCTCTGTACGCTCATTTGTGCAGTGCTTTCTCGTAGATTAATAACTTCACCCTCAAGCCCGATTACCATTTCAGCTTTGCCGCCTGTTGCGATTTTGTGAGCCGATACCATAATCATTTTCCAAGTGTCGATGTCTCGCTTTTGTCCGTTAAATTCGCACTGTTTGCTAATATCGCTTAGTAGTGCGTGTAACTTTGAATTCTGTTCAAGTGAGCGTGTCATTGGTTGGATTTTTACCACCAACGGTCTTTTATCGTCCGTTGGTAGCTCTTTGATGAATTCAATACAATTCAACCGCACTTGGTTTGAACGTAGAAAGAATTGTTTCTTGTCCATTACTGAATCGCCCCTTTACCATAACTTTTCGCATAGCTTTTCGGTGCTTGTTGCGGTTTTTCGTTTAATTCTTGATAGGCTTTCGCTTGGTCGCAGTCCAGGAAATGTCCTTTCTCAAATTTCATATAGGCAGTGCCTAATTCGCCAAAACGGTTTTTCGTGATGATGGCTTCTGAATACGGATTGTCTGTATTGGATTTGTAAGCACCCTCACGGTAAAGCATAATAATTTGGCTTGCATCTTGTTCGATTGAGCCTGAATCTCTTAAATCTGAATTCGCTGGGCGTTTAACTGCTCGACTATCAACCTCACGGTTAAGTTGGCAAAGCAAAATAATCGGAATATTGAAATTCTTGGAGAACGTTTTGAGCTTGCTCATTGAATTGGCAATAGCTTGTGTTAGATTGATGTTATTTGCTTGTTTGTGATCCATTAAGCCTAAATAATCAATCACAATCGCAGAAAGGTTTCCGACTTCGTTAAGGTGTCTTTCTGTAATCGCACAGATTTCATCTGCTGATAAACCGCCACGGTCAACGAAATAGATTTTTTGCTCACGAATATCGCTGATTGCGTTGGTTAAACGGTTGTAATCTAAATCGTCTAAATCTTGAGGGTTGCGGAGTTTTTTAACGCCAACACCACCAGTCGCACTTAACAAGCGGTCTATTAGTTGGAAATTCCCCATCTCAAGACTGAAAAATAATACGGAACCGTTGTTTTTAGTGATATTTCGTGTGAGTGTTAGACTGAATTCTGTTTTACCTGTACCTGGACGACCAGCAACAACTACAATGTCAGTAGAATTGATACCGCCAAGAATGTTATCAACTGCCTCAATGCCTGTGTAAAGTAAACGCTCTTTAAAATCGCTTTGTGAGCGTTTTTCTAGTACGTCAATGTAAGAATCCATCAATTCACCCATTGCCACAGGTTTAATTTCTGTTTTGCTGACAAGAAGTTTCTGAATTTGATTTAACGCTTTTTGAGTTAATTCATTTACTTGGCTTTCGTTGCGAGCTTGTGACATTTCGCCAGCAAGTTTAAGCATAGTTTGTTGAGCTGAGCGGTTTACCCAAGAAGAATGGATTTTTTTCGCATAGCCTAAAAGGTTTCCGCCATAAGTCGCTTTATTTGCCATTTCTGCTAACGTTGCTAGGTTTTCGCCATAGTCTTGAGAAAGCAGCAAGAAGTCGATTAAATCGTGTTTACGGGCTTGTTTGCGAATATTTGCGTATAAAGCACCTAGATTGTAGGTTGCGAACATTTCTGGCTCTAACCAACTAATCACTTCACGAGCTTGAGCGGTTAATCCAGTCGCTAGCATTGAGCTGATTAGTCCGTATTCTAGGTTGTAGTTATTATCTTGCGTTACCATTACCAATTCCCCTCTAAAACTTTATCCAGTGTTGTCTCTCTCAAGATGTATTCAAAATCTGCTTTCCAGCCTCTATTGTTTTCGCCAAAGTAGAAACTCGTGGCGGACTTTAAGAAGTCTTTGAAATACTCACCAAGCGCGGACTCTACATCGGACTCAATTTCAAATCGTTTAATAAACACTTGAGCGAGTTTCTTAATCGCTTTCTTGCGTTTATCGCTTAACTGTGATGGATTTGCGATTAGCGGTAGATTTGAATTTAATTCTTTAACCAAGGTGTTGTATGTTTCGGCTACTGCTGAATAATTAACCTTGATTGAATTTTGTTTTTTGCCAGTGTGCGGCTTGTCCGCACCCCCGACTTCCAAATGTTCTGCGTTAGCAGATTCCCCGTTAAGGGGTAAGGGGTTATTTGTATGTAATCTAGTGTAGTAATCTAGTGTATTAACGAATGTCACTTTGTCGCACTCCCGAATGTCACTTTCGGACATTGGGGAATGTTCGTTTTGTACATTCGCCAATGTTGCTAATAATTCGTCTAATTTGTCACAGTCAATCTTGTAATAAAGACGATGCTCTAAACGTTTATAAGTCTCGATTAAAACACCTTTTTCACGGAGTAATTTGCGAGCTGTTTCTTGTTCTTTTCTTGATAAACCAGTCTCAACTTCTAATTCTTCTTGAGTTTTGTAAACACCAAGATCTGAATCTGTTTTATCTTGCCAGTAGAAGATTTGCTCAAAGAATACTTCAGCAATAACACCACCAAATAAACGTGCTAAATTTGGGCGGTATGCAATCACTCTACCTGTATTTTTTAGCATTTCTGACGGTTTCATATTTCCAATTCCTCAATCGCTTGATCTGTTACTCTGTCGTATTCTTCTTGGCTTGCGTTTCGCTCTCTTAAATCTCTTTTAACTGCCTCGTATGCTAGGATTCGTTCTCTATCGTCTAATCTAGCTACAAATTCGGGTGAGAATAATCTTTCCATATCAAGCCACCAATCTGTATTCAGCAACGCATTTACCACTAGGTACTACAATCATTCGTCTTTCGATTTTGTGACCCTGTTGTTTTAGGTCATAAATTCTTGCCCCAAGACGTAGGCAGTTAAAACGTTTTTCCGCATCTAAGTGAGTTAAGCGGTCGCCTTGTTGTAAGGCTTTGAGAATTAATGCTTTTTGAGTTTTGCTTGAACTTTCATTTGCATTTTCATTAAATTTAGGTGATAATTTAGTCATCTTTTGAAGTCCTCCGACTGATAAAGGTTAATACATACGACTTAATCAAAGCCTCTGTTCCAGCAGGGGCTTTTTTTGTCGCCTAATCTCTAGCTAATAAACTAGAAAACTCTTTTGAAAACATTTCCGCTTTTACCTTTCCATTGGTTGCTTTTTCGATTTTTAAAGCATTTTCCAAAGAGATTGAGCCGCCATTAAGCCATTTACTAACAGCGTTCTGACTAACTCCACAGGCTGCGGCTAATGCTTGTTGAGATTTGAAAATCTTGATAGCTTTCAAAATTGCCTTGTTCATCAATAGCCCTCTGTTTTGTTTAATTTAACTTATAGCTATATTTTATAGCTTTAGTTTTTATTTGTAAATAGCCAAAACACAAAAAGTTGTTTGATTTTTTAAAACTAAAGTTTTAGACTTCACACAATCCTCAACAAATAACAGGAGTACGAAAATGAAAACTCTAGGCGAACGTGTAAAAGCTAGACGAATGGAGCTTGGTATTACTCAAAAGGAACTTGGGGATCTAGTTGGAATTAGTCAGAACTCAATCACTAAGATTGAGAATGGCGGAAACACAATACATATAGCGAAACTTGCCTCTGCTCTTGGCGTTAGCGTTGCTTGGTTAAGCACTGGCAATGGCGGTCGTGATGATGTTGTTGTAGAAAACATCGGTATTGATAAACAGCTTATAAGCAGTGAGCCTGATTTATTACACAAGCACCGCATTGATTACTATGATGTAAGAGCAGCAGCAGGATTGAACGGATTTGAAAACTCTGATTACCCTGAAATAATCTCTAGTCTATTTTTGACAGATGAGGGGATTTCTCAATTAGTGGGTAAGAAATCGGCAGATGGAATTTGCCTTGTAAACGTGCCAACAGATTCAATGGAGCCGACAATTAGAAAAGGCGACATCGTGTTCCTTGACACTAAAGTAAATGCTTATAGTGGTGATGGTATATATGCTTTTGCCATTGATGGATCGTTGTTTATTAAACGTATTCAAAAACTAGTTGGTGGTGGATATAGATTACACTCTGACAACAAAGAGAATTACGATCCGCAAGATATATCAGAAGATATTTGCCAAAGTGCTAATTTTATAGGTAGATTTATCCGCACCATTCACATTGAGGCAGTGAACCTGTAAGAAAAGGAGTGGAAAATGAATAAGTCCATGTTATCCAAATACCCGTATTTAAGACAAATAAAACCTGAAGAATTAGCTGACTTTCTTAACGCCAAAGGCAGTACACAAGATAATTTTAAATGTCCAATTTGCGGAAATATTCACCAATCATTAATTGATAATATGCCAATTAGTGAGGAAAACTCAGAAGCTAAAATAGTGCTTCAACCTGTGCTACCGGCATTTACTTACCCAAATGGCGTAATATTAAAATTAGCTATTGAAAACAATGAACTACATAAAAATTATGAGCAATTCACAAATGGATCTGCTCTTGGTTTTGTGAATCAAGTTACATACAGAGAGGTTATTCATTTGATTTGCGAAAACTGCGGTTATGTTAGAACATTTTCAAAAAACAAAGTTCTTGATTGGTTAGTCAAGGAGGGGCGGTTCGATGAGCAAGCTTAATAACAATGTCAGCGCTTTGGATATAAAATACGACAAAATCAAAATACCAGATGGTATAATAGCAGGTAATCAACAAGATGAGCTTAATTTAAACAGGATTATTATGGCAGATTACACCGCTAAAGTTAGTACATTTGAGAGTGCAGTAAACACTATTTCCCAAGAAGTAAAAGATATTAAGGAAAATTACTTAACAGCAAGCACATTTTATCGCTCCGGAATTGTGGCGTTAGTTGTGCTTGTTGGAGCTGCTTGGGCCTTGTATTCTCACATGGATACAAAATATGAAAATCGATTTTCATCCATAGACCAACGATTTGAAAAAGTGGAATCAAATATCCACTCTTTAGATGTTCGATTAACGAAAGTTGAATCTCGATTAGATAACGTTGAACTTCGACTAACTAATGTCGAGAAAAAACTCGACAATATCGATGACAAACTCGATATTTTAATTCAGCAAAAACAAGCGAAGAAATAACTCTTCTACCATATAAAAAAGCCACGCAATACGTGGCTTATTTTTTTGTTAAAAATGTTTCCATTCTAACCCTTGTGTATCAAAAGTAAATTGCCCTTTTCCGTAATCATAAAAACTCGCCTCTACAATCAATTTTTTTGATTTTTTAAGCTTACTCACAAAGGCTTTCATAGATTTTTGGTTTTCAATAAATAACGTGTTACTACTTCCATCGTCAGAACCAACCATCCGATAAGTTTCTAGTTTATTATCATCAAATTTAACCGAGATCTTGCAACTGTCATAACAACTATTAAATTGCCCGTTTACGGTAAAAATAACATCATTGCCATATTTCGGATCTTTTCGCAAAGTTAGATACATAGATGAACTTTCATAAGGAAAGCCAAAATTAACCGCATTATTAGAAGAAAGCATTGCTTCATAAGTAGCGGAATTTCGTAATTCATCTTTATCTTGCTTATATTCCCACTTGGATTGAATAGCCTTATTTTCATCTATCACATCTGTTTTTTTCAAAAATACTGAATCATAACATTCTAGACGCTTGCTACTATCTTCCAGCTTAGAGCAAGACTCCCCTGTTTCATTCGCAACAGCAAAAACAGGCAAAAGACATAAGCCAACAAGTAATTTTTTCATATAACCTCCATTAAAAAGTGCGGCCATTCTACTAAAAAAGTAGAACGTATTTCGTGATCAGAATCTCAAATCACAATATTCACTGATTAAAAAATAAGCAAATAAACAAATTTTTGCGAAATTTATTACCAGCAAAAACAACCACTTAAACAAAAAGCTATATATTTTTAATAAAAAATACAACTTAGGCTATTTACATAATAAAACTTTAGCTATATCATACACCCATCAAAACGAGATACACATAAACAAATATCTCGATGCTCTTTAAAAATCAAATTACAAGAAGTTTACTTATAACGGCATTATGCGGTCGTGTAGATTAAAAGCCCTACCCTACATAATGAGAGTAAACGGAATACCCACTGAAAGATGAGACCAGTGAAAAACTGACAGTTACAGAAAGTCTAGTCGCAGTGGGGAAATATCTCAAAGCACATTTGAGGTACAGAGACACAACGGCACGTGAAACCGTTGCGAATGATAGAGAGAAGTGTGCTTTGAAATGTTTGATGTGAGCTAAGTTTGTTAGTTAATTAAAGCCATAACTCTGTGGCGGGGGGGGATATGTAGTATCGAATATAATATTTTCAGTATATAGGAATTCTCTTTGCTTGGTTGCGGCAATCAAAATAATGCAACCATCAATGAAATGGCTCTTTGTTTCGTTGGTTGTGGAAACCGACACGGTACAAAAACACGGTAGCGTTATGGAAAATGACACAAGGTTCAAATCCCAAAAGAGCCTCCATCTCAATCCGCTTTCAAACAGCGAATTAAACGCTCAATCTTCTTGAATAACTGATTGAACGAGAGCGGATTTAGCTGGAAACAGCATTAGTCATAATTAAAAAAAATCTCCTTTAGATTTGTTATACCCTCCGCTCGCTTTCACACTTTGGCGCCGGAGGGATTTTTTTAACCAATATTTCTTAACCATACGAGGTAAACACTATGAACAAGTTAATCAATTTTCTTAAAACAACCGCTTACACGGTTGCAATAATCCTATCAATCTGCCTTGTGTTTATGGTTGTAGTTGTATCAACAGCACAAGCAAGCGAACCAACAGCATTAGAGCGTGAGCAAGCAAGAATTCAATGGATTGCCGAACACGGGCAATATCAACCAAATCTAACCGAGCAAGCTAAACAAGAGGCTCTAGCCTATACAGAACAAAAACAAAAGGAATTAGACGATGCCAAGAATTAGATACACATCAGAAGTCAAAATAACCGAAGCGAAAGACGGTTTTTTTATCGCAAGTCTAATCATTAACGGAGTGATTAACCACTCTACATATCCGCAACGCTCACAAAAAAACGCAATCTTGTTGATTAACCGACAAATTGAGCGTTTTAACGCTATGAATGAAGTCAGATTGCCGCTATACGGGCAGAAACAAAGAAAGCCCAAAGGTACTAGCGACAAGATGAAAAAAGCCGGTAGAACTCGAATGATGAAGTCTTGGGTTAAGTCTTTGGAATTGTTTAAGGATTACACCAAGCAAAGACTAAGTCAGTCGGAAGATGAAAAGCAAGTGTACTTTACAAGCGCTGATTTACATCGCCAGTTTAAATTCTACCTATACACAAAACAAAGCGTAGTTCACAGCGGACTGCTCGCACCGCCTAAAGATATGGTGTGGCAAGGTCGCAGAGCTTTAATTTCTACCTTTGACGAATTAACAGAATACTTTGGAAAAATTGAGGTGCTGATAAATGAGCATAATAGCAGATTGGGAGCGCCAAGAATTCAATAAATATGACCGCAGATGTTGCGCCGAAGATGCGTATAACGAGGCTGTAGAGCGTGAAATTGAGTGTATTGAAGAAGATATTGCTAACAACGATAGCGATGCATTATGTGCATTTAGCGAAAAGATGTTTGATGATGACGAATTTCTAAAAGCGGTTGCACTTGGTACTGACTATGAAGAAATGCGAATTAAAATCTTGACCGCTATGGCAGAAGATAGATTGGAGCAATTAGAAAAGGATTACAAAAATGGATACATCCTTAATGATTAATCGCAAAGATAAAGACCGCTCTGCTACTAAAGAGCGAGAGCAAAAACTTAATGAATTCCAAGATTGGCTAATGAGTGGAATTATCGACCCACAAAGAGCAAAAGAAATCATTGAGTTGTATTACAAAGAAATGCCATTTTAGGTGAATAAAATGAAAATCTACCTTGATATCGAAACAATCCCAACACAAAGCAAAGAACATCAAGATTTTGTGTGCGAAAACCTTAAACCGCCTGCGAATTACAAGAACGAAGAAACGATTAATAAATGGCTCGAAGAAAACAAAGAGCTTGCAGTTAATAAGACTTCTTTAGATGGTGCGTTTGGTGAAGTTGTGGTGATTAGTGCGGCAATCAACGATGACGAAGTTGTTACTTTTTATCGTAAAGATTGGCAAGTAAAAGACCGTGAGAAAGATATTTTGACGCGGTTTAATAATTGGCTAAAAGAGCAAGCTAACCGATGTAAAACCGTTCCGGTGTTTATTGGGCATAACGTAACGAGCTTTGACGGTTTGTTTTTGTGGCAACGCTGCATCATTAATGGCGTTAAACCATACTACAAGATGGACAAGCGAAACACTTACGACACGATGTGGGAATGGTGCGGATATAACAGAGAATCGAAACCTAGTCTTAATAAGCTATGCCAAGTGCTTAATATCGAGCAGAAAGGCGATATTGATGGCTCTAAGGTGTGGCAGGCGGTGCAAGATGGTCGCATTGATGAAGTCGCTGAATATTGTGCTAAAGATGTTGAGCGAGTGCGAGCGATTTATAAACGAATGAATTTTGAGGTGTAAAAATGGCTGATAAAAAACAATCGTTACAACGTAGAGCGTGGGATTTGTTGAGTGCGATTAACGTAAACGATAAAACAGAAACAAAAGGCACTGGGAAATATGCTCTAACCTACCTTTCTTGGGCTTGGGCTTGGGGTGTGCTTATGGAGCATTTTCCAGAAAGCGTTTACGAAATTCATCAAGACAGAATTCTACCAGATGAATCTGTGATGGTGTCGGTAACGCTAACGATTAAAGATGGCGATGAGCAATTTAGTCGCTTTATGTGGTTGCCTGTAATGGATCACTTAAATAGAGCTATCAAAAACCCAACAGCTACAGATATTAACAAGGCGACTATGCGATGCCTTGCGAAAGCTATTGCGATGTGTGGGCTTGGGCATTACATCTATGCCGGCGAAGATTTGCCAGTAGATGACGAAAACCCAAAGACAAAATCACAAGAACACTCTCAAAAATCAACCCAGCAGAATGTGAATTCTATTCCTACTGAACAATATCACAAAGACGTTGAGAACTTGAGAAAGAGATTACTTAACAAAACAAAAGAGCAAATCGAAGAAGAAAAACTTTACGACAAGTCAATAAACTGGTTGAAAGAGAATAATCTTCACGATTTGATTGATGAATATAACTTAATGTACAACGACTTTTTATTAAATTTGATATAAGGAAACAACAAAATGGCTGGAATTAATAAAGTAATCATTGTGGGGAATTTAGGAAATGACCCAGAAATCCGCACAATGCCAAACGGTGAACAGGTTGCGAACATTACAGTGGCAACAAGTGAAAGCTGGACGGATAAGAACACAGGCGAGCGTAAAGAACAAACAGAATGGCATAGGATTGTACTCTACCGCAGATTAGCCGAAATCGCAGGTCAATATCTACATAAAGGCTCACAGGTTTACATTGAGGGGAGATTAAAAACACGCAAATGGCAAGATAGTAACGGACAAGACCGTTACACAACCGAAATTCAAGGCGATAACTTACAGATGTTAGGCGGTCGACAAGATGAGCCTAAACAAGTGAAAGCGAACAAAGCTAAACCAAATCCATTAAGTGCGATGGCTGAGCAAGGTGATAGCTTTGACGATAACATTCCATTCTAGGAGTTTGTTATGAGTAAATTTATTAAATTGACAAATTTTAGAGCTGGTGACGGTGATTTAATTGTAAATGTAGATTTAATTAGAACTGTAACATCAGCATACAATGACTGCTCAATTGTTAAGTTTTCGGATGAGCATAATGTGGTAGTAAAGGAAACTCCAGAACGTATTTTTAAAATGATTGAGGCCGCCAAATAAGGCGGTTTTCTTTTGGGTGAAAAATGGAAAAAGAAACAGAACACGAATTAGCGGAATTACACGAGAAAGAACGGAGTTTAGAAAAGGCTTTGGAGCTTGTGCGTGAGAAAATTCGTGAGTTAATCAATTACACAGATAAAAACAAGGTACATAAATGAAAACAACGGAAGATATTCTGAATGAGCGAAGAAATACGCACGGAGATTTTATTCAAGGCTCTGTTACGTTTAACGCATTAATGGAGCTTATTAATAAAAACCGCAAGAACATTGACGGTGTGCAGTATTACGCATTGACAATGATTGCCGGAAAGATTGTGCGAATTCTAAATGGCAATCCACATGAGACCGACCATTGGAGCGACATTATCGGTTACGCAACATTAGGCGGTCGATTGGAATTAGCTCAAGAAGTACAAGAGCCACTGGTCGATATGTTGCCAGTTGTTAATATGGCAAAGGTAAACCATAAAGCGGGTGATTGATATGATTGTTTGGGCATTATTCGATAGCGGCAATGGTTGCTATACGCAAGGTGCAGAGCTATTTAATCAGTCAGTCAGTCAGTCAGTCAGTCAGTCAGTCAGTCAGTCAGTCAGTCAGTCAGTCAAAATATACCCTATCGGCATAGATATTGAGAGTAAAAATAACCATTTTATTAATCTTAATTTGGCTGATTATAGTCGTATGTTTGGAGATAACAAGCTATTCGATGAGCTTGATAAACTGCCTAAACCTGATTTGATTATAGCTAGTCCGCCTTGTGAGAGTTGGTCGGTTGCAAGTGCGATGTGGGGAGGCAATGCAAGCTGGAAACAGGAAACTGGCGCAGTAAATCGTGAGTTATCAAAATTCACTGTTAGAAGTCGTGCGGATTATGATTTACCGCACGTCCAATTCAAATATGACCGCTCTTTCCTGAACCGCATTAATGGTGAGCTTTGTATCTACAATACGATAGAAATTATCAAACGATACAATCCGAAAGTTTATGTAATAGAAAATCCAGCAAGCAGCAAGATTTGGCATTATGTAAACGACATTCTAAATTTTCAGATTCCTTTTGATAATTTGGCGCACTATAACTTGTATAACTACCCTTTGCGTAAACCAACAAGATTTAAGAGCAATATTAATCTAGGATTACGAAACAATCATAAATCAAAGCCTCAGCAACAATGGGAGGATTTTTCAAAATCATACAATGAAAGATCGAACATTCCACTTGAATTAATAGTGGATATATACAAAGCAGTAAATCAATATTTAATAAATCCAATAGGCGTTCCAAGTGAGCGCCTTTTGTTTTAATGGAGAAAGAAAATGAAAAAATTTGATTTAAAAGCCGCCTTGAATGGCGAGCCTGTAAAGCTTAGAAATGGAGATAAAGCATTTATCTTCAAAAATATTCTAGATACAACTGTTCTTGGTTATAAGCCTGATTATCCTTTGATTGGAATGGTGCAGAATCATTCTGTAGTTCAGACTTGGACGCTTGACGGGAGAATATCGATGCGCAATGACTGTGCCGATGGCGACATTGTCGGGATGTGGAAAGAACTAAAGATTAGCATTGAAGATTTGCCTAAGCCGTTTAGGCCGAAATATGGTGAGCCATTCTATTATATTGCTTGCGGTAATATCTATTGTGATTATGAATATTCGGAAAGCAGTCCATCATATAGATCTTTTTCTCAAAATGGTCAATGTTTCAGAACTGAAGAAGATGCTAAAAAATGGCTTGATTTTATGAAAGGTATGATGGAGTAAATAATATGACAGCACCATCTTTAGCTTATCAAGATGCAATGAATGGCATTGCTATTTTATATGATGCATTATCTAATGCGGAAAATGAGTTAGATAAATTTAAAAACCCATGGATTAAGTATAACGAATGTATGCCATCAAAAGATGATTATTTTATCGTGCATTGTCCAGAGTATGAGCCATCAATAGCAATAACAAGATATGACACGGATTTGGGTGGATGGCTTGACTATGCTGATGATGAAATTGCGCACTGGATGCCTTTGCCTAAACCGCCAAAAGATTAACAATTATGCTATCATATTCAAAATTTCAAGGTGATGAATATGGAAAAAAAAGCAGAAATTAAAACTAACTTCACTCCGTTTGCTGTAATGCCGCTCGCGCTTGTTTGTGAGGCGACAAAACTTAGCGAAGATGAGCTTTATAATCTTGTTCAATGTGGCAAATTTCCAAAACCTATATATCCTCAACCATATATTCTTAGCTGGAGTAGCGAAGAAGTGAAGAAATGGATTGAGCAAAACAAACGGAATGATGAATAATTAGTTAAGATTACTATATATTGACACCGCTTATACTTCGGATTATGATAACCGTACTACAAACGAAAGACGGTTATCCGCCCGTCCAAAAGCGGTTTTTTTGTACCTGAAATTTAGGTATCGATCGTTTATGGTCGGGTCGAGAGAGCCAAATAAAATACCGAAAGGGAATAAGCTCCGCCATCTTTCGTTGGTAGTTGAAGCCCGTCCGCCCACTAAGCGAACGACTAACTAAACTAAAACGAAAGGTACAAAAATGTCAAACTTAACAATTCTTAATAATTCAATTCGTCAATCTGACAATCTTTACTCACTAACAGATCTTCATCGAGCAAGTGGCGGTGAGCAAAAGCACAAACCAGTATTATTTTTATCAAACCAGCAAACCAAAGAATTAATCCTAGAAATAGAGAGCGAAAGCAAAGTAGGAATTCCTACTTCGGCAGTAAAGACGGTTCGCGGCGGTAAGAATCCAAGCACTTACGCTTGCGAAGAATTAATGCTCGCCTATGCAATGTGGATTAGTCCTAAATTCCATTTGGTTGTGTTGCGTGCGTTCTTAAATCTACACAAGAAATCGCGCGCACTTTTACCAAATACAATTACACCTGAACAACAACAGGCGATTCAATCAGCGGTACAACAAGCACACCACAGAACAGGTTTACACTGGCAAGAAATATACCGCCAGTTAAAGCAAGCGTTCAAGGTTGCTAAATACGACCAAATTCCACAAAGCCAATTCGGAAATGCGATGGCGTTCATTATGAACTTGCAACCTATTGCACTTCCACCGGCAGAAGAAAGATTTACTTTCGATTTAACAAAAGAAGAAATCTCAAATCTTACTCTATTGTTATTCTCGCACGGTCAGATGAATTGGTTACTTGGAAAACTGGTTAAACCGTTAGAAGTAATTGGCTCGCCATATAGTCCGACAGTTTACGGACATCACACAGAATATAAGCGTTACTATGACAAATCTTTGCCACTAGCGAGAAAACTAATAGAACCGCTTAAACAAGCCCATAGAGCCGATTTTGAACATTTGCTATATCGTTTATCGGCTAACTAAAATAAATCGTTACAACCGCTCTTATGGGCGGTTTTTTATTGGAGCTTTTATGGATAAAATACAACTATCAGAAAAGGCGGAAAAAGAGATTGTGAACGCAACTAAGATGGCAGCCTTTGCATCTTATACCGAAAACAGTCAAAATTTGATGACTATCGAAGAGATTGCCTTATATCTCAACAAGTCCTATACTTTCACGGTGAAATACATTGTCACTAAAGGCGACTTTCCGCAATCGAGATACTTTTCAGACAAGAATGAACGCCCTCGATATGTTGCTGGCGAAGTGGTAAAGTGGGTAAAACGACACATTAAACGTCAATAATAGATTTTCATCACTACGCCAAAATTACGCCAAGATATACCTATCTATTTGTTATTCCTATCAAATAAGGTGCAAGCTAGTCGCACCATATTGCAATCCCAAGCTTTTTAGCTTGGGATTTTTCTTTTTATCCCCCCGCTTT